GACAAAGGGTTAAAATAGCAGATGCTTCGTCAACTAAAGGAGAATAACCACTGCCAATCAAAGCTGACTCAATCGTTGCAATTGAGGAATTGACTGGAATCATTCTACACGGGATATAACGGTATTGTGGACATCCACATGGAACTTCAAAAACTGCTTCTGGTTGAGTGACTGCTGACAATAAAATATCTGGACGGGATGCATAAGGAGCGCAAATTGCTGTTGTGTTCGTGCTACTCCAAGCGGTTCTGTCATACCGCATGCCGACAATGGTTGATCCGTCGGCTTCAAAAGCTCCTGGATTGTTGGTTCCTCCATCATCCCAAAAAGTGGCGGGATCGGCTCCAAATGCCAATGTTGTATTCTTCAATTGCACATTGGAGTGCAAAGTGGCGCGTATAGGTGTAGCGCCTGGTGTTTGTTGTAGAATACGAACAATCCAACGAATTGATCCCTTATAACCAGCATATGATGCAAAAGCGTATGACCACTCTGCATTATTACATAACAAAGCAGGATTTAATGGAATAACATTAGACGGGGTTGCTAAAATTGTTGCACCCGTACGAACATTGCAAACAGTATAACGAACAGGTTTCATTAACAAATCACGAATAGAAGCCATTTTGGCAAAATTATTTAAAACACGTGTTAGAGGTGGAGCTGGTTCAACCATCATAGCAGACTCCGTATAAGAAATAGGCAAAGAACGATCAGACAACAACTCAAAATCAGAACCCCAAGCATACATAGAACTAATAATAACGGACCCAGCAGTTCCGTTTGAAAAAACAAGCGGGGTATAAGCAGAAACAGAAATAGTACCCATACAATTACCCAAATTAGCCCGACTAACATTGGGATCAAAAACAGAATTACAAGTACGCAACAAAGGATACATAGACTTGTATGGAATATCAACTTCAATAATACGATCTGGATTAGACACATCTACAATCATGTGCCAAACCGTATGCGGATCAATTTGACCAGCAACAGCCCAATTTGTGGTTGAACTGTAATTAACATTACCATACTGAACAGCTATACTAATCTTACCGCGAGCATAGTCATTAGCTGCTAAAATAAAACGAAACTTAATAGAACCTCTCCAGTAATCATAAAAATTGGCTAAAGCTGCAATAGAAGTAAAAGTGGGGTTAGCATGTAAGATAGGTGCAATAGGAAAATTAACAAGAATATCACCCCTAATATTTGATGGTCTATAAGCGGTATTTCCCAAAAAGACATAACGATCTCTAAAATTTTCCATGGTGCTCTGATCTTTTGGAACACGCATGACTTGTGCGTCCTCTGAATCTATAGTTTGAACTACAGATGGATCGTTAGTAATACGAAAAACATCA